ATTTCAGGAAGACCTAATTCGAGAGTATCGGTGTCGATGGGAATATATTCGTCGGAATATTCTTTCGATGAATCGTTGGATAAATCTTTCGATGAGTCTTTGGATAACTCTTGTGATGAATCATCCTCGGCTATATTTATAACCGTATACTCTTTGTGATAATTTACTACGTCCAAAGGACTCTGTAAATAGCTAGAACTCCTTCCGCGTTGCGTCCGGAGTTCTTCACAATAAGAAGGATCGTCGATCATAACGGTGGATAAATCGGGCGTTGAATCTTTCGTGGAATCTTTCTCGAGACATTCTTTGGGTGAAATCCCATAGTCGATTTCGAGAGTATGTTCTTCCATAGGATATATTCGTATTATTATAATACCAATATATATTTTGTGAAGTATTCATGAGTCGAATGAATACAAACTATTGCGAAGAAATATGGAGAACGAAGTTCGTAAGATTTCTAGTGATTTACTGAGTCCTCTGGACGTAGTAAATTTACGGAGTCCAACAGACGTAGTAAATTGCGCTATAGGCCATTTACAACACTCAATGTATAGGGATTGGACTTCAGAGATGTCATTATATCGGGAGTAGTTCTATCCAATTGTATATTTTGATATAAACTGGTCGAGCCTTGCATTTTCCCCATATTGGCAATATCGGGCGATTGGTATGGCAACGATGGCGCAACGGGGCGGTGGTTTTGCATAAACAAATCCTTGGGTTTGGATGTCATATGGATATCACCCTGCATCAACGACATATTTCCGGGAACCATTCGCCCTTCAATCGTCGACGATTTGATATCGTTGTTTCGCTGAGCATATTCCGCGTCATATGGTCGGACTTGTTTCGTGCCTTCCGAACCGCCCGCAACACCACTATAGAAGAAATCGCCAGTCGTTTGACGAGTCGTATAGGTCGGCTGGTGTTCCGCGACTTCATACGCACCTCCGCGTTGTCCGGCGTTGATATTGTGATGTCCTTTGGATTGTTCTGTGGTTTCTCGGATAGTGGGGGCTGGACGATCGGCGGGATTAAACAAATACGAATTCTGGACACGTGAACTGGGATTTTGGTAAGGTCGCAATGAACCGATGGTATTTTCTTTTCGCGATGGGCGCAAAATATCCAACAACGGCGCAACAACACTCCCGAAAGCACCTCCGATAGCACCAAAATAATCATCCGTTCGAGTCGTGGAACGATTGTTGGGATACGCCATCTTACTCTTTAATCCATACTCACCTTCGACAGCACCACTGCGTCCAACTGCATTTGCCGGCTGGATTGGAACCGCGCCTAAATCGATGTGTTTTGATGGCATATATTCGCCGTCTACATAGGTTTCCGAGTTGGATGTTCCGGCACCGCCTACATAACTGGTGGTAGTGGTTGTTCGATTCACAACCCGATCAATAGGAATAGATTGTAATGTTTGTCCTTTGTGTGAACCGGTGGTAGTCATGTATCGTTCGGGGCCGGTTTCGTAAGCGCGTTCGGGGCGGTTTTTCTCGAGTTGTCCCATTAAACCAATGTTGCTGATGCGACTTCCGGCGGGGCCTTCGAGGCCGACTAACATATGAGACGCTTTGGGGTTATTGGCAACACGTAATTCGTCGACGGTTTTGGGCATCCACGTTTCACGGGCCATCATACCCGAATTGAATCCCTGACTGGTTTGACCGTTTAATCCGGGAGAGACCTGTTCCGACTGGAATGGTTTCACGTTGGACATTTTGGCACTGACATTCATTCGCGATCGAACGAAATCGGTAGCGTTTGGGGCGCCGTATGCCCACTGCAAGTTTTCCGAGGGGGAAAACAAAGGGGATTGTTCCACTTTGGATTGGATTTGCGAACCGGTACCAATCATATTGTCTAAAATACTCTCGCCGGTATTTTCATTGGCAATTCGACTTCGCACATTACTCCCGAAATAGGGAGTCATATTGTTGTGTTGGAAATAGGTGGAATCGACTTTATCGCCGGTAAGCGAATCGAATCTGCGTTCTCCTTGTGATGTATCTGCCGCAACAGATAGGGGATTGCGGTTCGGATTAAAGTATTTATCGGTATAGACATCGGGACCATCATATCGATTCACCGTCGACAAAAGACTACTGCGGTCGGTTTCGACGGATCCAATTTCGGGAGAAGCCTCGGATTGAAAATTGCTATCAGGTAAATCTGTGTTTGGCAATAAATCGTTTCGATTGGTAAATGCTTCTCCATTTCCTTTTTTTTGATTAGAAACCATATATAAAGCACCTAATGCTATGACGGGAATCGCCAATATTTCCATTTATATAAGTATATATACTTTATATATACTTGTTTCGTCATGAGACGCTAAATACACCATTCTATCCAAATCGTATAGATTTCTTCACAAATACTCTCGGTTTTATTTACGAAGAAGTTCTAGTCCACGATTGTTGGTAAAGTCATTCCCCATATTCGATACATCCGGCAAGATAGGAACAAATTGATCCTTCACTAACATCCGGGTTTGAATATTATCGGTGAATTCTTTATCGGTATGCGCTAGCGGATTAATAAAGGGCGTTTCCCATCGCGAATGTTCTAAATCTCGAAATGTCCACGCCGGATGACTCGCGCGGGATTCCAACACATGTTCGTTGTTTACGGGATACACGATTTTACTTCCGTGAAAAAGGTCGCGTGATTGGTAGGTTTCGTCATAATTGTGTGATAGTGGACGGCCCAAACAAAACAACTGACTCTCTAAATTGGTACTATCTGTTACCATATTTGCTCCCCATTTCTGAATACGTAGTTGAGGATCCGCCATATAAGGCAACTGTGTTCCAGGACCGGGAGTGTCTAAATGGTATCTACCCGAAAATGTGCTTTGTTCTAAACTTTTTTGAATACGAGCCGGGTCATCGTGAAAACGAGTGAAAGCCATTTATATATATTGCATATAATTTCGAGACAAAAAACAATATAAATATGCCGGCATACGTAAAAACATAGATGAAAATTGAAATAATCGATAATAGAAAGGAGAAAAAATGTCCTACTCTCTGTTTAAACATGATTGTCAAAAACGAGAGTCGCATTATCTCTCGATTATTAGAATCGGTTGCCGATGTGATTGATACATATTGTATTTGCGATACCGGAAGTACCGACAATACCATCGACATCATCAAGACGTTTTTTGACAAAAAAGGTATTCCCGGAAAAATCATTCGAGAGTTGTTTGTGGATTTCGCCTATAATCGGTCGTTTGCGCTCAAAGCATGCGAAGAAATGGAAGATGTCGATTATGTATTGTTGTTGGATGCCGATATGGTACTATGGAAACATCCCGAATACTCTGCCGAGGAATTCAAACAATCACTACAACAAGACGCCTATTACATCTATCAAGGAACCGACAGTTTCTATTATAAAAACACACGTATTGTGAAGAATCGTCGGGGGATTTATTATTGGGGCGTCACACACGAGTTTGTGAAAACCCCGGAAGGAACGGTCTATGGTCTATTCGAGAAACCCAAGGTATTTATTAATGATATTGGCGATGGCGGTTGTAAATCGGATAAATTCGAGAGAGACATTCGACTCTTGAAAAAAGGATTAGAAGACCATCCAAACAACGACCGATACACGTTTTATTTGGCCAACAGTTATCGCGACCACGGCGATTATCGCGAAGCCATTGAGACCTATAAAAAACGGATTGAAATTGGCGGTTGGTTCGAAGAAATTTGGCACAGTTATTACAGTATCGGAAAATGTTACAAATATTTGGGAGATATGCCCAACGCGATTCATGCGTGGTTAGAAGCGTACCAGTTTTTCCCTAAACGTATTGAAAATTTGTATGAATTGGTCTCATATTATCGCCAAACCGGGAAAAACGAATTGGCGTATATGTTTTATGTATCGGCTCTAAAACAACTTTTGCTAAATCCAAAACCCGATTATTTGTTTTTACAAAAAGACGTCTACGATTACAAATTGGATTATGAATTCTCGATTTTGGGCTATTATTGTAATATCGATAAATACGACATGACCCGTATTAGTCATAAAGTGCTAAATGTTCACAACGTCGAAGACTCCACCACACGTAATGTGTTGAGCAATTACAAGTTTTATGCCAAAGCCTTGTGTGATATGTCCTCGCCAAACCCGCTGACGTCCGCGAACAAGGCGCTCTTGACGAATGTAGGCAAAGAAATCTTGGCGGATTCATTTCCCGAGTTCGTCGGGAGTACGCCGAGTATTTCGTTGTATGGGGATGGGAAAATGGCGGTGGTTCAGCGATATGTGAATTATCGTATTACGGAGAATGGCGGGTACGAGAATCGAGCACATATCGAAACGAAAAACGTGGTTGCGTTGTTTGATATTCGTAACGATGTATGGGAGAAGACTCGCGAATTTGTAATGGATTACAATCGTGCGCTCGATAGTTTATATGTTGGATTGGAAGATGTCCGTATAATGACACATGACGGGAAAATCGTATACAATGCTAACCGTGGAATCAATCTACATCATTTAATGGTGGAACACGGAACGGTCGATATCGAGAGTAATCAGAATGTATCTGGTTTGGTATTGATTGATAACCAAAAACAAGTGGAAAAGAATTGGGTGCTGTTCACGGATGGAAATGGAAAAATGAAGATTGTCTATGGCTGGAACGATTTGGTGATTGGCGATGTGCGAGACGAAACCGAATTGGAAGACGAACCCGGAGTAGACGACCCCGATTCAGACGACGAGCCGGAATCCGTGGACGAAAATAGCCGATCCTTTTTGTTTCAGAAAACACATACGATACAAACACCCCCCTTTTTCCGGTTTATTCGCGGGTCAACAAATGGAGTATTGATTGGCGACGAAATATGGTTTATGTGCCACGTAGTCAGTTACGAAGACCGCCGGTATTATTATCACGTGTTTGTAGTGTTGGATAGTACAACGTACGCTGTGAAAAAATATACAACGATGTTCACATTTGAAAAAGAAAAGGTGGAATATACTCTCGGATTTGTGTATTTCGAGAGTAGTGATTCATTTTTAATTGGATATAGCAAAATGGACCGTGAAACCGATTATATCACCGTTTCGAAATCCGCTATTGAAAAATTATGTTTGCTTTCGGCATAATACAAATACGCAGAGCGATACACAAACGAAAAATTGATTTGCTTTTTATTTACATATTAATACAATAACGAATTTATTATATTATATATTTTACGACTCTCTCTCTATCACTCTCTCACTCAAAAATGTACACTTCAATGAATGTTACTACCCCTACATCGATGGAAGACGATGCCACCGACGATCACTTGAACGTTTCGGTGGAAATTGACCAAACGTTACCGATTTCGTCTTCTCCTCGTGAATTCGCGCACATTTTGGAAACGAACATGTCGACCCCTCCACATAAACCGGCGTTAACATCACCACCAAAATTGGTCCGAAACCAACCGGGTTCCAATATATGGTGTCAACGCGAAGACGGCGTTATTGTGAATCAATACGGATGTGTTTTCCCCGTTCCACTTCGTTTGTTCTCCGACATCGATGAAGAGACAATTAATACGGAAACCGAAGAAAACAATATCCGAAATTTGGAAGAAGGAATCGAGCGAGGACGCGTGAATGTTCGTCCAGCCAATGTCAATATGATGGCATTGGAAGAAGGTATTGCGCAAGGACATGTCAATACCATGCGCGGTTCTCGCTAAACAAATAAACATGCGATGTGTATTCACACCTGGAAATTACAAATACGAAATATAGAAAAACCGAAAGTAACAAAAAACAACAAAAATACATTCCTAAAAACGATCCAAAAACAAAACGTCATCAAAATATGCTAAAACGGATTCAAATAAAAACGCACACATTCTAAAAAACATCGAAAAAAACATTCCTAAAAACATTCCTAAAAACAAAACGTCATCAAAATATGCTAAAACGGATTCAAATAAAAACGCGCAGAAAAAACAAGACATTATCAAAAAACATCAAAAACAAAAAGGGAAAACAAAACCTTTTTTGTTTGATACGCTAAACATTTTCGAGAGTCAACCATGAGAAATAGACTGTGTTTTTATTTACAACCGAATATACAAATAATACAAATGGAAATTACAAACATGAAATAGGTAAAAACCTAAAGTATCGTATCCGCCATCATTGAAAAAACATCGAAAAAACATTCCTAAAAACGATCCAAA